GAGGCCACCAGCGCCAGTCTGGCGCGGATCCTCATGCGGCGGGGATACGACCGGGTCGGCGTGATCCACGGGGGGTTCGACGCCTGGATGCGGAAGGAGCTGCCCACCCAGCCCCGGCTGGAGGAGGTCCGGCTCCTGACGGAGAGCCCGGGCGTCCCGCCGCCGGGGACGCGGAATCCTTCCGCTTGACGGGGAAGAGGTCCCGGACTATATTTTTGGGTCTGCCGTATCACGTTCCCTGGTAGCTCAACCGGCAGAGCGGGTGGCTGTTAACCACTAGGTTGCAGGTTCGAGTCCTGCCCAGGGAGCCAAATAGTCCGCCCTACGAACCGAGGTCCTGTTCGGTAAACAGTACCAGACCTCGATCGTGCGGCGATCATGGATAAGCACCTTCTTCACCACCCGGCGGAGAAGGTGCTTTTTTTGCGGGTTCGTCCCGTTCGCCATCGTCTCGTCGAACTCGTTCAGGATCCCTTCGAGCATCTCCTTGTCCACGGGCGGGATCGTAAGCCGGTTCCGCCGGGCGGCCAGTTCCCGCCGTTCGATCTCTAGCGCCTCCAGGGTGGCGGTCAAGTCCTTGACCTTCTGGTTGCACAGGTCGGGCTTCATGGTCCCCGCCTCGAACGCCTCAAAGTACTTGTCGACCTTGGCTTTCGTCTTGGCGATCTGGCCTTCGATCCGGGCGAGATCCTTCTCCAGGGCCGGTTTCTCCGCGACCAGCAGCTCGTTCGCCTTGGCCCACAGCCGCGCCATGAAATCTTCGTCCCGGAGCATCGTCCGGACGTCCTTGATGATCGCGGCCTCGAGGAGGTCGGCCCGTACGTAGTCCTGGTCGCATTCCCTGATGCGCCAGCGCTTGTTGCAGAGGTAGTAGGGGAACTTCCGGCCATGGTTGCGCGTGCTCACACCCACCATGTGGGTCTTGCACTTGGCGCAGTAGATGATGCCGGCCAGCAGCCGTTCCTCCCCGTTGTCGAACCGGCGGCCGCTTAAGGTCTCCACGCGGTCCTTCAGGAGTCCCTTGGTCTTCTCAAAGAGGGCCGCCGAGACGATGGGCTGGTGAGTTCCATCGTATTCGACCTCGCGCCAGCGGATCTTGCCCACGTAGATCGGGTTCCTGACCATGTGGAGGATCACCTGCTTGGTCCACTTTTGCCCGCTGCGCTTGCGGTGCCCGGCCTCGTTAAGTTTATGGCAGATCGTCTGCATCCCTTCCCGCCCAAAGGCATACATCTGGAACAACTTCCGGACGATGAGGGCCTCCTCCTCGTTGATGACCAGGCCCTTCTCCGGGTCGAGCGAATAGCCGTACGGGACGTTGCCGCCAACGAACTTGCCGCCCTTGGCCTTCTTCTCCATCCCGACCTTGGTGCGCTCGACGATAGTGGCGTGCTCGAATTCGGCAAAGACCCCGAGCATCTGGAGCATCATCTTCCCGGCGGCGTTGGCCGTGTCGAACGGCTCGGTGATGCTTTTCAGCGCGATCCCATTCTTCGTGAGCTCGTCGACCATCATGGCGAGCTCGCGGACCTTGCGGGATAGCCGGTCCACCCGGAACACCAAGAGGGTGTCGAACGCCCGGGCCCCGGCGTCGTAGAGCATCTCCTCGAGGCCCGGGCGGTTCATGTGGGTTCCGGACTCGGTGTCCCGGAAGAGCTTGTGGAGTTTCCAGTCGTCCCCGTATTGGGATTTGCAGAAGGCCTCCAGCCGCTCCGACTGGGCCCCAAGGGAGTATTTCTGGTGATCTTCGTCGGTCGAGATGCGGGTGTAGAAGGCAACCCGGGTCGGCCCTCCGTTCCCGGCGATGATGTTGTGGGTCTTTGCCATCGGAACTCCTATTTGCCTTCGGTGTCCGAAGCGACCGCCGCCTGGCACATCTCGCAGAGCTCTTCGGACTTCGTGTCGGGCCAGACCTTCCCGGTCTCGCAGCCCGGACAGTCGATCTCCGCGGCGAAGTTGGTCCGGGCCATCGCCAGGGAATCTTCGAACCCGATCTTCTTCCACCGGCAGAAATGCATGAGGTCGGTCACCAGATCGACGACGTGGGCGTCGTCGCCGTCGGAGAAGGTCTCGCCGAGCCATTCCTCGACGTAGTGTCGCAACGCCCCTTCTCCCCGGCAGGCGCGGCCCTGGTTGTCGGGCTTCCCTTCGATCAACATCCCGTCCTCGGGTCCGAGCGGGGCGTTCATGTTCCGCTCTTCCGAAGCGTGTCGAGCTTCTTGAGGCCCTCGCCTTCGACCTCGTAGCTCCAGAAGGTCCACCCGTCGACCTCTTTGCCGATGACCTCTTTCCCCGCGCGGGAAGGGCTGTTGAACGTCTTTCCATCCACCGTGATCGTTCCGTCTGGGTTCACGGTGGCCTTGTACGTGGTGCCCTTGTACGTCACGACGAGCTCGGCAGGCCGGTTCGGGAACGCGGCCAGCACGGGAGTGCGCTTGGTGGGCGTCTTCTCGGCATCTGGCTTGGAAGCCCTCTTCTTCGCCTTGGTCGCGGGGGCGTCGGTTTCCGCCTTGGCGAAGAGCGCGTAGCACTTCTTGCACAGTCCGGGGTGTTCCTTCGTCGGCGAGGATTTCTTCGCCCAGAGGGTGGCGCTCGCCGCCGGCTTGCCGCAGAGCGTCTTGTTTTCCGTTCCGGGGATGTGGATCGTCGGGTTTTTCGTCTTTCCCTTCTTCATCGGATCAGTCCTCCTTTTTTTCCTGGCGTTCCGTCCGCCAGGTCTTGGCGATCATCACTGCGTGTTCCATTGCGCGGGTGAAGTTCTCGGCGGCCTGGACCTGGTCGAGCGTCCCGTCGGTGCCGCCCGATCCCCAGGAGATCTCGACCTCCCAGCACTTCTCGATCTCCTTGGTGTCGGGGTTGTAGGAGTGGCGCAGCTGCTCCCTGACCTCGATCGTTCCCGACCAGAAGCCCCGGGGGCGGATGCTTGCGATCCGCCGTCCGTTCTGGTCATCCCAGGTCTCGGTGCGGATCATGAATAGTCCGTGGTCCTTGCCTCCCCGCTCGGGGGAGAGGTAGTCCCGGCACCGGGAGCACATCCCGATCTCGGGTTTGTAGTCCTTTTCCTTCTCCGTGTCCCCGCACACGGGGCAGGTCACCTTCGGTTCCTCGGGCCTCTGCTTCCTTGGCGTCACCGGGATGTTCCTCATCGTGATCCCTCCGTGATTTCGAGAAATCCGGTTCCATTTCCTTCTGCGTCCGACATCACCCACACGATCCGGGTCTTGCCGTCCCTGCACATCACCCTGAAGCCGTACTCCTCGCGATCCGTGGAGAGGATCGCGTCCGTAATCGTCCCGCCGACCAACGTGGTCCCGATCTGTTCCGCCATCACTTGGGCCAACGTGCGGTGCTTCGCGGCGTCCATCTCTTCCCCCTACTCGTTGAGCCCGTGGATCTTCTGGGCGCGTTCGAACCCGACCCACTCGCCGTTCAAGCCCAATCCCCGGGACGCGAGCTCTTCCCGCGCGATCCGGTTGAGGTCGATCTCGCCCCGCGCAACCGCCGCCAGTACCTTTGCATCGGCGATCTGGATGAACCCGATCTCGTCCAGCGAGAACGGCCCCGCGGAGTATCCGTCCTTCTTTACCATCCTCTTGCCTCCTTCTAACCTGTTGTTTTTCATTGGTTTTCCCTCCTTTCATGGACACTGATACCTCGCGGGGTACCCCCAATCAAGCTAATTCGCGGGTATAACGCGGCCACCGCCGGGGTTCCCATCTACAAAGGGCCTTTTGACGTCCTCGCGGGGACAGAACGCGGGAAATCTGGCGGCCCGGGCCGAAAAATCCATTGACCCCTAACAGTCGTTAGGAATATCATCAGGTCTTGTTTTTGAACCGGACTCGGTTCGGATTACGGTCGGTGTAACAGTACGAACGGCTTGGAGATTTTTATGCGTGGGACAACGGAACTAACACCTCGCCAGCGGGAAACACTTGACTGGGTGAAGAATTTCATTCTCGAGCACGGGATGCCGCCCTCCGTGCGCGAGATCGGCGCCGCTTTCGGCATCAAGAGCTCCAGCGTGTTCGATTTGCTCGCAGCGCTGGAACGGAAGGGTTGGCTGCGGCGGGGGGATCTCGGGGCGCGGTCGCTGATCGTCGAAGGCCTTACCAACGCACGAAGCGAGATATCGGAAGTCCCGGTTGTTGGTAGCATCGCCGCTGGTCGGCCCATCGAGGCGATCGAAGATGACCGAGGAAAGGTTGCCGTCGGCAGAGACTTGCTCTGCGGCCGCGAAACCTACGCGCTCAAGGTCGAAGGTGAAAGCATGATAGACGCGGGCATCCTCGACGGCGACTACGTGGTCGTGCGGCAGCAGGAGACAGCCGAAGACGGGGACATCGTGGTCGCGCTCATTGGGGAAGAGGCTACGCTCAAACGTCTCTACAGAGAGGAAGAGGGCGTGCGCCTCGAGCCGGCGAACAAGGAGCTGACGTCGATTCACATCGGAACCGGAGACTTCAGGGTCCAGGGAAAGGTTGTCGGAGTGGTGCGGCTGATGCTTAAGAATACGAACGAGAGGGAATAATCGATGGGCAAACACCGGACCTTCAACGCAGATCGCTTCCTGGACAAGTTTCAGGGAAGGGAGTCGATCTTGCGCGGCTATGTCGGGATTTGGAATGGACGTCTGGACCTAGACATTCCGAATCTCGATGTTTCAAAGTTCAAGGAGTTCCTAGTTAACGGCGATGGCGACGGGAAGGATGAACTGATCGAGGGCCTCTATCGGGCCTACGATCTCTGCACGGAACGGGGCCACGAGGATCTTCTGGCCGCATGCCGGGAGTGGAGTTACGACCCCGATCCCGAAGGGGAACTCCCCGTGGAATGCCTGAGCCTCAAGGTTCGCACCGAGGACGAGGACATCTCCAACCTGGCGTATGACCGGAACACGTTGTGGCGGGCCGAGCGGTTCTCCGTATTCCAGGGAAATGAGGCCAAGGCCATCGCCGACATCCCGGCTGCCGCCAAACGATTTCAAGAGAAGCTGGCGGAGGTCTTCAAGGAAGACAAGAACAGCGACCGCGTCCTCGTTCGCCAATATCGTGAAGGGTCCTACAACAACTTCATCGTGTACCACGAGAAGCGCACCAAGGCCGAGCTTGTCTTCAAGGGCTCCAAGACCCGCCCGATGGTCTCGCCGACGGTTCTTCGCCCTGCACAGCAGGATTTCATCAGCTACAACAACGATACGGGCCAGCTCGAGATCGAAGCCCGGTTCGAAAATGAAGAGACCGCGTTGCGGAAGGCGTTCGCAGGGTGCTGTCTTGACGACCCTGACTTCTTCGAAGGGGGAGATGCGGGGAAACGCATCGAGTTGACGAGGATTGCCGAAGAAGATTTCGATATGTCGGTAGAGGGTGAGCATTCCGCTGTGCTGATCGAGCTCCACTTCAAGCTGAAGCAGCTGCATGGGCCATCTTTCGTCGTGCGCTCCAAGAACGTGATGGAGACGCTGGACAGAAACCACCTGCGCAAGCAACTTGCCGGAGCAGAGATCCGCAAGGCCGTGTTCAAGATCGGATTCCCCGATGACAAACGAGGGAAGCGCGTCGAGCTTTCCGGATCGAACAGGATCAAGTTCAAACGTGCGACTCACGCCGAGGAGGTGTTTCGGTATCTGAAGAACTGGAAGGTGGTCGTTGGCTGAATCGCTTCTGGCCTTTGTCCTTACGCGGCTCGATCAGGTGGCGTCTCCGGTGTTCCACCACCGGGAGCTGGAGAGATTTCCTCCCGAGCAACTGAAGGTGCTGTTGTCCGAGGGGCTCCTGCGCGAGACGTCGAAGGCGACCGAGGTTCCGCGTCCTTCCAATCTCCCCGGAGGGGGCGATCTTATCGTGCGCCAGACCGCAAAGGGCCTGTTTGGCGTGGCGGATGAAGAAGATTACCTCGATCCCGTTCCGTTGACCGAAGACGATGTGCGCCAGTACGAGGTTCAGGTCTCCAAACTTATCGACTTCATTCGTCGTGGGAACGACCTCAAGGGTGTGTCAGTCAAGAACAAGGAGGGATTCTTCCTGGTCGGGGAGCGCCTTCTCCCGGGTCGCGATCGAGCGGTCGTGTATCTGTCCCTGGTGAATGACGACCTATCTGCATTCATGATGGTTTGCAAAGATGTGTGTTCGGCCGACAATCACCCGGTGTTGATGCTCGTGCCGAGACCAGTACCGCTTACGGTCGACAACGTTCAACTGCTCAGCGGAAGGAGAATGTCGATCGTTCCGTTGACGACATATCTGATTGGCAAAGAATGGAAGCTGCCGTGGGATCAAATCCTGCGGAAGCCCGCGGGCCAGGCCATAAGGGAAAAGACGGATGCGAAAGTATATTGCCGCGCCATTACGCGGGAGAGAATGCGCCACATAGACAAGACTCAGTATGAAAAGCTCCTCGAGGGCCGGAACAAATACCACATGTTCATTGATGGATTCACTCGGGAAGTGATTTGCAAAGATGCCAAGGGCAAGCCGCGCGTAGGGAAGCTCTCGCCCAAGGAGACGGGCATTCTGGCTGACTATATCGAGGCCGCGAAGCCACTGTGTCCACGCAGTACCAGGACCGGGAGAACCTGCGCGAGTGCTTCCGCTGCCCGCAGGGTTTTCGAGGGCGCACGGAAAAAGGCCGATCTGCAGCTTTCCCGCTACAAATTTCGGGCGTTTCGCCTTCACAAGGACTCAGCCGATCCGAACCTCAACGCTCATGAATTCGCACCGCCGGGTGACCTGCTTTACTGCCTGATCCTTCCCACCTGACGGTTTAGTTTCTCCTCTTCGCTCGTTTCTCGCTCCCTTCTCGCTCCGTCCTCGTTCCCGATCCGGATGATGGAAATCACGGCGGGAGAAGAGCCCGCCGGACTTCTCACGGAAAGGGGATAAGCGTATGGCGAGGCAATGGCGGTGCAGAGAGTGTGACACCCTTCTGGGCATTGAAAACGGCGCGCGTCTGCACCTGCGGTACAAACAGGCGCAGTACGTCGTCAACGGCGGGGATTACAACATCATCGCCGTCTGCCGCAACTGCTCCACGGTGAACCAAATGAGCCGAACCGACGAGTCGCCGCCGCCCCTCGCTGTAAACGCGTAGCGGCACTACCCACACCAACCATGAGGCGCATGACGCCCTGATTGGCCTTCTACGAGGTGCTTTGACGCCCGGCCGGAAAGGTCAGGCGTCATGTGCCCCTCAACGGAGCGTGATCGTGAACGGCTCGAGCGGGAGATTGCAGGCAATGAGTACTATGAGCTGCTTCGGGATCTTCAAGGTGGTAACCCTTTTTTCCGGCAATTCAGGACGTGGGCGGATGTTCTTGCCTTCATGCGAAAGGGGACCTCATCCGATCCTAAAAAAGACGAGCTTTTGGGGCCGATCCTTACGGCCCACGCCACGAGCCAGGATCCGCGCTTACGGGCGATCCTCTTGGCAATCTTCTGGCCGGGGCTCGACAGTATCCACTTCAAGAAGCGTCACTGGGACCCTGAAGATCCCGACGAGCTCTGGCAGAACCTCGTCTGGACCTTCCTTCAGGTCGTGTGCCGATTCGACGTCAGGACGCGTCCATCCCGAATAGTTCAGAAACTCTACAACGACACGATTTGCCACCTATACAACGCCTACCGCCGTGCTTGGAATCGTGCAGAGTGCGAAATTCACGTCGAACTTGAAGAACCGTTTCGGGCGCTGGTCGGCGATCTCGAGGGCGTCAATTTCGTTCTCTTGGCCTTGCGCGAGGAGAAAGAGGCTGCAATTCAGCGACTACGCATGCACAAAGAGGCGGGTCGCATCCGCGAGATCGACTATCTCCTGTTGGTCGGCACACGGGTTTACGGAAATCCCCTCGCCGAGTATGCCCTCGAAATCGGAATTGATTACCAGTTTGCCAAGAAGCGTCGCCAACGCGCCGAGGCAATAATTGCGCGATTCGAGAAAAAGATGCAGTGATTCCGGTGGCGATGTGTCCCCTTTTTTCGTCCTGGACCCCCTTTGTATGGCGGAGGGGAAGCGAACAAGGGGCACAGGAGGTGGAAGAGCCATGATCAGCAAAGCGGACGCAAAGGAATTGATCCTCGACCTGTTCGAGGAGGAGGCGCTCGTCATCGGCGGCCTGGCGGCCGTCCACAAGGTTCCGGACGACGTCGTCTGGCGGCTCATCAAGAACATCGACGTGATCCGGCGGAAGGTGCTTCGCCGCCTCGAGGACAAGGCACCGGAGGAGGGAGAGAGCGGCGCTCCGAGGAGGCCCAACCTCAAACCCCACCCTGCGATCGAAGATTTCCTCCTGTCGCTCCGGAGGGCGTAGTCGATGGCCAGAACGACACCCATCGAGCTCACGCGCCACTACGCCGAGCTCTCCGAGGAGGAAACCGAGGAGCTGGTCGAGGCGGTTGCGGTTCTGATCGTGGAGTTCATCAAGCAAAAAGGCGTACCTGCCCGCCCGCAGGAAAACACGCAGGAACTTGTTCAGGAGGTTCAGAGATGACCCTTCCACCGGTATTTCGCAGGCGGCGTAGCGAGCGCGGCGTTCTCTTCGGCGACTTGTCATTTCTCATCCGCGAGTCGGCAGAGGTCTACCACAGCCAGGCGGCCAGGTTCCTGTCGAGTCACCAACTGGCGGAGTTCCGCCGCAACCCCGTCCTCTTTCGGAAAAAGGAGCTTGGGCTTGTGAAGGAGGAGGATCGGCCCGCCTACCTTATCGGCCGGGCGGCGCACACGCTCATCCTCGAGGGACGCGAGGCTTTCGAGCAGGGATACGCCTTCGGCGGACCCATCAACCACAAGACCGGCGAGCCGTTCGGCAGCCGCACGAAGACCTTCATGGATTGGGCCGAGGCACAGGGGAAGCCGGTCCTCTCCGACGAGCAGATCGCGCTCATCGAGAACATGAACGCCGCCGTCCACGCTCACGAGCACGCGGCGGGGCTCCTTTCCGATGGCATCCCGGAAGGCGTTGTCCGGGCCGAGTACTGCGGTGTCGCTTGCCAGGCGCGGTTCGACTGGCTATCTCCGGCCCGAGGGATCGTGGACCTCAAAACGTGCGACTGCCTCGACTGGTTGCAGGGAGACGCGCGGAGTTACGGGTATGTCCACCAGTTGGCGTTCTACCGATCCCTGCTGACCTGTGTTTCGGGAGTAGTCGTTCCGGTTCATCTCATCGCCGTGGAGAAGCGGGAGCCGTTCCGCTGCGGTGTCTGGCGGATGGGGGAGGACATCCTCGGGATCACGCAGAAGGAGAACGAGGAGGGGATCGAGCGGCTCAAGGCTTGCCGTAATCGCGACCACTATCCCACCGGCTACGAGGACATCCGCGTCTTCGACTGGATCTGAAACGATTCCCCATTCAAGGAGGTGACTTACATGAGTTTGCTGGAGAAAGTCATGTGCGGAAAGAGCCCCGCTCCCAGGCGGGTGATGCTCTACGGCACGCACGGTATCGGGAAGTCGACGTTCGCCTCGTGCGCGCCCAAACCGATCTTCCTCCAGACCGAGGACGGGCTCGGGGAGATCGACTGCGACAAGCTGCCGCTCGTCACGAGCTTTGCCGAGGCGATGGGCGCTCTCTCCGAGCTCTACACCGAGAAGCACCCGTACCAGACGATCGTTGTCGATTCCCTCGACTGGTTGGAGCGCCTCATATGGGCGGAGGTGTGCCGGAAGCGCAACGTCGAGAACATCGAGGAGATCGGCTACGCGAAGGGGTACGTATTTTCGCTGACCCAGTGGCGCGAGTTCCTCGAAGGGCTCTCCGCGCTTCGCGCCGGCCGGGGGATGACGGCCGTTCTCATCGCGCACGCCCGGATCGAGCGGTTCGAGAACCCCGAGACGGAGTCCTACGATCGGTACGTCCCGCGCCTGCACAAGCTCGCGGCGGCGATCGTCCAGGAGTGGTGCGACGAGGTCCTCTTCGCCACCTACAAGATCTACACGAAGCAGTCGGACGAGGGCTTCAATCGCAAGCGGACCCAGGGGGTAGGCTCCGGCGAGCGGATCATCCGGACACAGGAGCGCCCGGCCCACGTGGCGAAGAACCGCCTCAACCTTCCCGACGAGCTGCCGCTGGACTGGAACACCTACGCCCAACACATGGCCAACGATACGACTAAAGGAGGCAACTGATCATGGCGAATCTGCACGGATTCAACGCGAGCAACGTCGACCCCGCGGTCGACTTCGAGCCGATCCCTGCGGGGAAGTACCTCGCGATTATCACGGACTCGGGGATGAAGCCGACCAAGAACGGAAGCGGCAGCTACCTGGAGTTGACCTTCCAGGTGATCGATGGGCAGTACAAGAACCGGCTGCTCTGGTCGCGGCTCAACCTGGACAACCCGAACAAGCAGGCCGTCGAGATCGCCCGGGCGCAGCTCTCCGCCATCTGCCGGGCGGTCGGGATGATGCAGCCCAAGGACTCGCTCGAACTGCACAACCTCCCCCTGCAAATCACGGTCAAGTGCAAGCGGCGGGAGGACACCGACGAGATCGTCAACGAGATCCGCAGCTACGCCAAGAAGGAGGCCGCGACGGGCCAGCCCCAGCAGGAGACGACGAGCACCCCTCCCTGGGCGCGGAAGTGACCGAGGTACTTCTTTCCGTTCGGACCTGGTCTGAGGCGAACCAAAGAGGTCATTGGGGGAAGCGTGCCCGCAGGGCGAAGAAGCAGCGCGAGGCCGCCCGGTTGCTCGTCCGGGCGGCCCGGGTTGTCCTTCCGAAGTCGGGACCAGTTGCGATTACGCTCACGCGGATCGCGCCGCGTGCTCTCGACACCGACAACCTCGTCTCGGGGCTCAAAGCCGTGCGGGACGGGTTGGCGGATGCCCTGGGTGTGGATGACGGCTCCTCCCGAATCGAGTGGCGCTACGCCCAGGAAAAGGGCAAGCCCGGCGAGTATTCCGTCCGGGTAGAAATCCGACCGGTTCACGATGATGGGGCGCCTTCACAAACAAGGAAACCGTAGATGATGGAACTTCGACCGTACCAGCTCGAATCAGTGGACGCGATCTACCGCCACCTCCGTGAGCGCGACGACAACCCGTGTGTCGTGATTCCTACCGGCGGCGGGAAGACACCCGTCATGGCCCAGGTCTGCAAGGACGCCGTGGGGCGGTGGAACGGGCGCGTCATGATCCTGGCGCACGTCAGGGAGCTGCTCGAGCAGAACCGGGAGAAGCTCCACATGGTCGCCCCGGAGATGTGGATGAAGGCAGGGGTTTATTCCGCGGGCCTCAAGACCCGCGACACCGAGCACCCGATCATCATTGCGGGTATCCAGAGCGTCTACAAGCGGGCCTGCGAGTTCGACCCCTTCGACCTGATCGTCATCGATGAGGCCCACATGATCCCGCCGGACGGGGACGGCATGTACCGGAGGTTCCTGGAGGACGCCCGAAAGGTCAACCCGAACGTGCGCCTGATCGGCCTGACCGCGACGCCTTACCGGATGAAGAACGGGATGATCTGTGAGCCGGAAAACGTCTTGAACCACGTCTGCTACGAGATTGGCGTCAAGGAGCTGATCGTCCAGGGGTACCTCTGTCCACTCGTCACCAAGGCGAGCCGCGAGAAGGTCGACACGTCCAGGCTTCACGTGCGTGCCGGGGAGTTTGTGGCCGGCGAGGTCGAGGACCTGATGAACACCGACGATCGGGTGGAATCGGCCTGCCAGGAGATCGTAGAGCAGACGCGCGGCAGGAGATCCGTTCTTGTCTTCGCGGCCGGCGTGGCGCACGGGAGGCACGTCGCGGACGTCTTGCGCGGGAAGTTCGGTGCACAGGCCGGCACGGTCTTCGGGGACACGCACGATTTCGAACGGGACCAGGTTCTGTCCGAGTTCAAGACTGGCCAGCTCAAGTACCTGGTCAACGTGAACGTGCTCACCACCGGCTTCGACGCCCCCAACGTCGACTGCGTGGCCATGCTGCGGCCGACGCTTTCACCGGGGCTCTATTACCAGATGGTCGGGCGCGGTTTCCGCCTCAACCCGGAGAAGGAGAACTGCCTGGTCTTGGACTTCGGGGGGAACGTCATGCGGCACGGACCCGTGGATGCCGTCCGAATCCGGGAAGTGGACCGGAACGGAAACGGCGGAGAAGCTCCTGCGAAGGAATGCCCCGAGTGCCAAAGCTTGATCGCGGCGGGCTATTCAGTATGCCCCGACTGCGGGTACGAGTTTCCCGACAAGAACCAGCGGAAGCACGAGGTAACCGCGTCGACGGAGGGGATCCTCTCCGGCCAGGTGACGACTGAGGAAGTACCCGTTCACGAGGTCCGGTACTTCGTCCATCGGAAAAAGGGCGCAACGGAGGATGCGCCGAAGACCATGCGGATCGATTACCGCGTCGGGTATCACCAGTACCAGTCGGAATGGATCTGCTTCGAGCACACGGGATGGGCGAGGAAAACCGCGGAAGCCTGGTGGCGCAAACGATCGAACGCGTTGGTACCGGAGACCGCGGTCGAAGCCGTAGGACTCGGGAATGCCGGGGCCCTATGCGAGACGAAATCAATCACGGTCCGCAGCATTGCCGGCGAGGAATATCCCCGCATCATCGGTTACAAACTGGGAGAGAAGCCCCCGTGGAGGGAACCGGGCTGGGACGAGGAAAATTTCGATGACGGCCAACCGGTGCAATCTCACGCCGAAAGCAGGGAATCGGCGTCATGAGCCAGGTCTACTCGCCCGTTCTGAGTGCCGCGCTCCGGTACGCGGAACTGGGGTATGCGGTCTTCCCCTGCGTGCCGGGAGAGAAGGTCCCTCTCACGCCCCGGGGGTTCAAGGACGCAACCAAAGATTCAGCACAGATCGAGGCGTGGTGGGAGAAGTATCCGGAGGCCAACATCGGGATTCCGACGGCGGGCCTTCTTGTCGTCGATGTGGACGGGCAGGACAACGCTTGGCCGGGCGACCCCGAACGAGCAGAGGAGTTGGCGTGCGGTCCCATATCGCTTACCCCCCGTGGAGGCCGGCACCACATCTTCCGGCAACCGGTCGGCAGGACTTTCCGGAATACGACGGGCAAAGTTGGCCCGAAGGTCGATACTCGGGCCGATGGCGGCTACATCGTCGTCCCGCCCTCGGTTGTCGACGCCAAGCCGTACCGGTGGGCGGAGACTTTCGAGCTGAATGTCGCACCCGATGAGCTTCCGGAACCTCCTGGCTGGTTGATGGAGCTCCTGGAGAGCCCGGGCGACCTGTTCAGCATGAATACAGCCGGAGGCGACGGGGGTGGCCAGACCTCGGCCCCGGGTGCGCAAGGTTCGCCCCAGGGCGCGGATCTGCCGCCGGACGGCAACCTGATCCCCTCGGGCACCCGGAATGCGACCTTGGCGCGTTTGGCGGGAAACATGCGCCGGGTGGGAATGACCCGGGATGAGATCCTCGCCGCCTTGGAGCGCACAAACCAGGATCGGTGCAGGCCGCCTCTCCAGGCGCGGGAGGTCGAGCGGATAGCGGTCAGCATCTGCCGGTACGAGCCGGACCAGGTGTCGGTGGCTGTAGCGGAGAACCACTGGGCCCAGGACCAGCAGCCCGAGTCTGCACCTGCGGAGACGATGCCTACGCTTGTCGACCCGGGTCCGCTTCCGGAAGACCTCTTACGCGTCCCGGGGTTCGTCTCCGAGGTGATGGATCACTGCCTGGTCACTGCCCCGTATCCGAATCAGGTGATGGCCTTCGGCGGGGCACTCGCGCTTCAGGCCGTGCTCGCGGGGCGGAAGGTCAGAGATCCGGGCGACAACCGGACCAACCTATACCTCCTTGGACTGGCGCACTCCGCCGCCGGGAAGGACCGCCCACGGAAGCTCAACACCGAGATCCTGCACGCCGTCGGCCTGGCAAACCAGATCGGCGGACGCTTCGCCTCCGGTGAGGGCGTACAGGACGCTCTCTTCACCGAGCCGTGCATGCTGTTCCAGACCGACGAGATCGACGGGATGCTCCAGTCGATCAACAAGGCAAGAGATGCCCGGCACGAGAGCATTATGGGGACGCTCCTCACGTTGTACTCGACCTCGAACTCCGTGTTCCCCATGCGACGCAGAGCGGGCAAGGAGTCCCCGGGGTCGATAGACCAACCGCACCTGGTCATCTTCGGCACGGCGATCCCCAACCACTATTACGAGGCGCTCTCCGAGCGGATGCTCACCAACGGGTTCTTCGCCCGGATGATTATCCTGGAATGCGGAACCCGCTCGGCGGGGCAAGAGCCGCGCGTCCTGGCGATACCGGAGCGAGTGCTTGAGACCGCGAAATGGTGGGCCCAGTTTTGCCCTGGCGTCGGGAATCTCGACAAGTGGCACCCGGTTCCGCAGATCGTTCCTCACACCGAGGAGGCGAGGAAGGTGCTGATCGAGACCCGCCTGGAAGCTGAGGCGGAATACGCGAAAGCGGAAGAGGCTTGCGATCCCGTAGGCACTACCGTGTGGGGTCGTGTGAACGAACACGCCCGCAAGCTCGCGCTGCTGTATGCAGTGAGCGACAACCACGAGAAGCCGGTGATCGGACAAGCGGCTGCCGAGTGGGCGAGGCGTTTCATCATCCACGCGACAAGGCGGATGCTCTTCATGGCGCGGGAATTCGTGGCGGACAACCCGTTCCACGCGGAGTGTCTCAAGGTCATCAAGAAGCTGCGCGAAGCTCCGGGGAAGGAGCTCGCCCACAGCGTGCTGCTCAAGCGGGTGAAGTTGGACGCCAAGAGCTTTCTTTCACTCATGGAGACGCTTGAACAGCAGGGTGACATCTTGGTTCGGACGCAGCCTGCTGCTGGCCCCGGAAGGCCGACCCGCTTCTATCGACTCTGTCGAGGGTGAAAGAAAGGAAAGAATGAATGGAAAACTCCTTTTATATCAGCGCCATGAATTATTTATTTCTTTCACGGGGATCTCGCAGAACAGGATACCAATTAATTAATTATTTCTTTCACCCCCTATCTCGCGATCTGCCCGCGCGCGTACGCGTGTGTGTGCGTGAGGGTGGGGTGAAAGAAAGAAATAATTCACCCGAGGTTCGGTAGGATGCCCCGCTCGCCTCGGGGTCACTACATGCGGGCCGCCGAGCTTCGGACCTTGGTCGAGGCCCCGTCGACCGTCAAGTACCGCAAGGAGCCGTCGGCTCCGGTCAAGTGCGACTTCTCAAACGAACGGCTCCAGTACTGCGTCGACATCGCGGTGCTCGTCGAGCGGTGCGATCGTTCCGGCTACATGGCGGCGTTTCTCTCGGGCATGCGGTGGGAGTCGATCCCAACGGCGAAACAAGGCCATGTGGCGGCAGATATCAGGAAATTCAGGAGGGAGTTACGCAATGGCGGATACGAGATCGAGTAACCACAACAAGGAGGCAAACGTGACCAAGACGCAAGAAGTCGAACAGTTCCGGTTCACCACGTGGGTTAACCAGATAAGCCCGGAAGGAGCGATCAAGGAGGCGCTCCGCGATATCCCGGACATGAAACTCATCTCCCTCACCGAGCGCCGTGGCGAGTACCATGCGACGATCGTGGCGTCCTCGATTCCCCCGGAGGTCCGGACCTGGTTTGAGCACTTCCGGAAGAAAGGCATCCCGGCGGCAATTGTCAAACAGACGCGCAGCAACACATACGCGGTCTTCCGGAACGGGAAGGAACACGGCCAGACGACGCCGGAGACCTTCAAGCACGACGAGCTCACCATCATCGAGAAGACGCCGGATTTCGTGTGGACAGGGCCCAGGGTGTACCTGTCTAAGAAGGCCCGTGGAAAAAATGCACCGACTTTGGAGCCGAAGCATTTACAACCCCCCCGTGATTCGGTACCAATGGGAGTATAGGTCGAACGTGTCACCGACGAGGAAGGCCCGGGCGAATGCGCGCTTCGGGCCTTTTTCATTTGGAGCGAAGGTGGAAATCAGGGTCGACATTCAGGGGCTCGACGCCACGAAGAAGTATATCTACGGCGTCGCGAAACAGATCCCCTTTGCCACGGCGCTGGCCCTGACGCGCACGGCCAAAGAGATCCAGCGCGAGGAGATCGCGCATATACGCAACGCCTTCACTGTCCGGGGCTCATGGTTGCGCGAAGGCGGAAAGTTCGGCGTTGGTATCGTCCCGGCCTCGAAGGAGAACCTCGTCGCGGTGGTCGAAAGCCGGGCACCGTGGCTTGAGGCACACGAAGAAGGGACGACCCGGACCCCCGAGGGGGCACACTTCGCCATCCCGCAGAAGGACATCCACCGGACGAAGACCCAGGTCATCGCCAGATCTCAGCGGCCCAAGGCACTAAAACGGGCGTTCAAGGTCGAATCGAAGCGAGGCGTCCCGCTCCTCCTGCAGCGTGTCGGCCGCGGGAAGAGTTCCATCCTGCGAGTCATGTACCAACTCACGGGCCGGGCGAAGATCGACCCAAGACTTCGCTTCTTCGAGACGGGGCGTGCCGTTGTCGAACGAGTGTGGCGTCGCATCTTCTCCGAGGCGCTGGACCACGCGATCCGCACGGCGAGGTAAGCCTGTAACTTCATAGGTACTTCCGGAGACCTTTGACCGCGGGTGACGCGCGACCGCGGTCTTTCGTTAGACACAGCCCAAAAAATTACCATTGCGTTTCGCATGGACCCTTAAGGAGCCCCATGAAGGTCGAGCTGATCGACATAGCTCGGGTGGTCCCGTACGCCCGCAATCCCAGGAAGAATGCGGCCTCTGTGGCCAAGGTTGCTGCCTCGATCCGGGAGTTCGGGTGGAGGCAGCCCATCGTGGTCGACAGCGAAATGGTCATAGTCGTCGGGCACACCCGGTACCTTGCGGCGCAGCAGCTTGGGTTGGACAAGGTCCCGGTCCACGTGGCCGAAGGATTGACGCCCGCCCAGGTCAAGGCGTATCGGCTCATGGACAACCGCTCGCACGAGGACGCTGAGTGGGATGAGGAGTTCCTGTCACTAGAGCTATCCGACCTCAAGGACGCGGACTTCGACCTCGACCTCACCGGCTTCGAGGACGACGAGATCGCCGAGATGATTGCCAAGGGGGTCGTCGGGACGGAGGGGCTCACAGATCCCGACGAGGTCCCGGAGCCGCCTGACGAGGCGATCACCCAGCCGGGGGATCTTTTGATCCTGGGCGACCACCGGCTCCTGTGCGGGGATTCCGGCAACGCGTCCGACGTAGACCGACTGCTCGGAGGCGCTAAGATCCACCTAGTCAACACCGACCCGCCGTACAACGTAAAGGTAGAGCCGAGGAGCAACAACGCAATCGCGGCCGGCCTGTCGTCCTTCGGAAGCGGGGACGCGATCGACCCGTCCGACGCGCAGGGGATGCACCACCAGGGTTTCGACCTCGCGCGCCACAAGAGTAAATCTAAGGCAACGCACAAAAAGCTGCGCCCCAAGGACCGCCCCCTGGCCAACGATTTTGTCTCAGACGAGGAGTTCGACAGGCTCCTGCGGGCATGGTTCGGCAACATCGCCCGCGTCCTGGAGCCCGGCCGAGGGTTCTACATTTGGGGCGGGTACGCCAACTGCGGGAACTATCCTCCGGTTTTGAAGGAGATGAAGCTCTACTTCTCTCAGGCGGTCATCTGGGTCAAGGAGCATCCCGTCCTAACGCGCAAGGATTACATGGGCAACCACGAGTGGTGCTTCTACGGCTGGCGGGAGGGCGCGGCGCACGTCTATTTGGGCCCCAACAACGCCACCGACGTCTGGTCGATTAAAAAGGTCAACCCGCAGAGCATGATTCATCTGACCGAGAAGCCGGTGGAGCTCGCCGTCCGCGCGATGCAGTACTCTTCGCGACCGGGGGAGAACGTCCTGGACCTCTTCGGCGGCAGCGGTTCGACTCTCATTGCCGCAGAGCAGACGGGCAGGAAAAGCTTCCTTATGGAGCTCGACCCGCTCTACTGCGACGTGATCGTCCAACGGTACGAAAACTTCACCGGGAAAAAAGCAGAGCGCGTCCCTCGTGGCGACCGCGTGGCTGTGTAAGTACGTCCTGGTCGAGGACCGCAAATCATACGAGGCAAAAGGATGGAAGGTTTCAGGCAAAGGCCCATGCTTGGGTGGGTGGCGGTCATTCATCATGGTGAAACCTGCCCCTCCAAGGAAGCCTCGCAAGCGCCAGTCCGGAAAACCACCGGTCAACGGCCGTAATCGGCGGACGTAACAGATGGCTGCCGAGTTCGACATCAACAAGATTGCCATGGTCTTGAATGTTTCCCCCCGGCGAATACAGCAGCTTGTCGGTGAAGGTTTGCCCAAGGCGGGGAAGGGCAAGTATCCGCTTATTCCCTGCGTCCACTGGTACTTGAAGTACTGGGAAGACCGGGCGTTGGGGCGCGTCGACGGATGGGGCCACAACGCGAAGGAGAGCCTGTCGGCGACCAAGCAGCGCCTGCTGTCGGCTCAGGCGGACATCGCGCAGATGGAGCTTGCGGAGAAAAACGGCAAAGTCCACGAAGTCGACGTGTGCCGGCAGACAGCATTCGGAGAAGGCCGGCAGATCCGGGACGCGATGCTGGCGATCCCAGACCGGATCTCATCGATCGTGGCGGCAGAAAGCGATGAAGCCCGGGTGAACGCCACTCTTCGGCAGGAAATACGTGCAGCCCTTGACGACTACGCCGCCGGATGACGCCAAGGAAGCTTACAGAGCCGCGTTCCGCGAGGGGTTAAAACCCGATCCGGTCTTAACCGTCTCCGAATGGGCCAACGAGAACCGGTACCTGCCGTCATCCTCATCGCCCGAGCCGGGACGGTGGAGGACGTCCAGGACTCCGTACTTAAAAGAGATTATGGACTGCCTGTCGCCGTCGTCTCCGGTGACGGAAATCGCGTTCATGAAGGGGGCGCAGGTCGGCGGCTCGGAGTGCGGGAACAACTTCATCGGCTACATCATCGACCAGGCGCCCGGGCCGGTCATGCTGGTCGAACCGACCGTCGAGATCGCCAAGCGGTACTCGAAACAGCGGATCGCACCGGCGATAAGGCACTCCCCGGCACTTTGCGGCAAGGTAAAGGACTCCCGCGGCCGGGATTCCGGGAACACGATCCTCGTCAAGGAGTTTGAAGGCGGCCTGCTCGTGTTGACAGGGGCCAACTCGGCCGCGGGACTGCGGTCGATGCCGGTCCGGTTCCTGATCCGGGACGAGATCGACGCGTATCCGGACGACTGCGAGGGCGAGGGTGATCCGCTGTCGCTTTCCGAGGCCAGGACGTCGAATTACGGGTTGCGAAAGAAGATCTTCGATATCTCGACTCCCACAGAGGCGGGGTTCTCGAAGATCGAGAAACGGTACGACGCCTCCGACCAACGCCGCTACTTCGTCCCGTGCCCGTTCTGCAAGGGTGAGCAGTGGCTTCGGTGGGGCCAGATCGCCTTCGAGAAGGACGCCGACTACAACCTGACCGCCCCGGTCCGATACCGCTGCGAGCAATGCGGGGAATTGATCGACGAGCGGTACAAGACCTGGATGCTCGAGTCCGGCCGGTGGATTGCCACCGCCCCCGGGCCGGGCAAGCCGGCCGGGTTCCATCTTTCGTCCCTTTACTCGCCGCTGGGGTGGCGCTCCTGGGCCGACATCGTTCGGAAGTTTTTAAAGGCCCGTAAGAAGCGGGACACGTTGCTCCTTAAATCCTGGACGAACACGGACCTCGGAGAGACGTGGGAAGAAGAGGGCCTAACGGTCGACGACGGATCGCTCATGTCGCGCCGGGAGGACTTCGGGGGGGGCGATCCGCTTCCCGCAGGAATCCTGCTATTGACCGCCGGGGTGGACGTCCACGACGACCGCCTTGAGGCGAGCCTTAAAGGGTGGGGGATCGGGGAGGAGTCCTGGAACATCCAGCACGCGGTCTTCCGGGGGAACCCGGAGACGAGTCTAAAAGTGTGGCGGGACCTGGATGACTGGCTCTTGCGGAGCTGGCTGCACGAATCCGGGAACTCATTAAGGGTGGCGGCTGCCTGCGTCGATTCGGGCGGCCACGCGACCCAGCAGGTCTACGACTTCTGCCGCAAGCGCGAGTCGCGACGGATCTGGGCGATCATCGGCCGTGCCGGCGCGGGACTGCCGCTCATCAAGATCGGGGCGCGGCGGACGAAGGCGAAGGTGGCGTTGGGAATCGTGGGGACCGACACCGCCAAAGGCCTGATCTTCTCCCGGCTGGGTCTTTCGGAGTTCGGCCCCGGGTACATGCACTTCTCCCGCGACCTGGACGACGAGTACTTTCGGCAGCTTACCGCCGAGAAGCTGATGACGAAGCACGTCCGGGGCGTGGCCACCCGGGTCTGGAAGAAGGTCCGGGCGCGAAACGAGGCCCTCGACTGCGAGGTCTACGCGATCGCGGCTTATTCCTCGCTGAACGCCAATCTTGAGCGGATTGCCAACCGTGCTGAGACGCAGGCGAAGCAAGCCAAGGCACCTCCGCCCGATCCGGATGGCGATCGCCAGTCAGGGGTAAAACTCCCGATTAAAATCCCGCCTCGCCGAGGCGGATGGGTTACCAGGTGGTGAGAATGAATATCCCGTCGGAACTTCAAATCGGCGACACCTGGCAATGGACGGAAATCCTTCCCGCTCACCCGGCCTCCGCCGACTGGGCCTTGTCGTTTTCGCTGTATCGGTATGGCCAACAGGTGATTCAGATCGACGCGACAGCGTCCGGCGACGACTTCTCTATCAGCGTTCCCGCGGCCACCACGGCTGGCAAGGCTGCCGGAGCGTGGCAGTGGACGGCATACGTAATGAAGGGAACCGATCGGTTCACGGTGGAGACCGGGACGGTTTGCCTCAAGCCCGATCTGGCGGCGGCTGACCCCACGACGGATCTTCGCACAGAGAACGAAAAGATCCTCGATGCGTTGATCGCCACCCAACAGCGGCGGGCCACGAAGGAGCAGGAATCGATGCAGATAGGCGGCCGAGCGATCCGGTATCTGGCGCCTGACGACCTGGAGCGAATGATCGGGATCTACACCTACAAGGTCAAGGCGGAACAGGGACGGCTGCGCAGGACTGTGCATACACGATTCGGGAGCTCGACGTGAGCTTGCTGTCGCGGATTGCCGCTAGGCTCGGGTATGTCCGGTTAAGCGTTGCCACAAAGAGCGCACGCCGTGCCTATGCGGCTGCGCGGATTACGAACTTAACCTCCGACTGGATTACCTCTCCCGTCACGGCCGACGCGGACCTTCGCGCGGGAATGGTCCAGGTGCGGGTGCGGGCCCGGGACCTGGCCCAGAACAACGACTACGCAAAGGCGTACGTGCGCGCCTTGAAGAAAAACGTAGTCGGGGCCGACGGCTTCACATTGCAAGTCAAGGCGGTCGACTACGTTTCCGACCCCAAAACGGGCAAGACGGTCCCGAAGGCTGATGCGCTGGCCAACGCGATCCTGGAGCAGGCGTTTGCCGACTGGAGCCGCGCCGGGATCTGCGAGATGAGCGGGAGGTTCGCGTTCCGCAAGGTTCAGGAACTGGGCATCGAAACGGCTGGCCGCGACGGGGAGATGTTCCTTCGTATCGTCCGGGGGCAGTCGGCGCGCAACAAGTACGGGTTTGCCCTGCAACTGATCGAGCCGGACTACGTCGACGAGACGCACAACGTCACCCTTCCAAACGGCAACGTCATCCGGCTGGGGGTGGAGATCGACCCGTGGCGCCGTCCTGTCGCCTACTGGATTAGGAAGTTCACGCCCGGCATGGACATCTACGGTGCGCCGCTTGCGGCCACGGAGCGTGAACGGGTACCGGCCTCCGACATGATCCACTTCTTCGACCCGGAGCGGGCCGATCAGACCCGCGGCGCCTCCTGGCTCGTCCAGTCGATGATCCGGATGCGGCACTTAGGCGGCTACGAGGAGGCGGCGGTGGTCAACGCCCGGGCCGGCGCTTCGAAGATGGGGTTCTACAAGCCGGGCCTCTCGGGAGAGGAGTACACGGGCGACGCCAAGGACACGCAACAGAATCCGGTGACCTCGGTCGAGCCAGGGATCAACGAGGTCCTGCCGCCGGGATGGGAGTTCGTTCCGTACGAACCCAAGTACCCGGACCAGCAGTACGACGGGTTCGTGCGCGCGACCCTGCGCGGCATGTCGGCGGGGCTGGGGGTGGCGTTTTCGTCCCTTTCCAACGACCTCTCGGATGTGAACTTCTCGTCGATCCGGGCGGGGCTGATCGAGGAGCGGGAGACCTGGAAGTCATTGCAGAAGCTCTTCGTGGAAGTCGTCAACGACCGGGTCTACTCCGAATGGCTGCTCATGGTGCTCACGACGGGGGCGGTCAACCTCCCCTTATCCCGGTACGAGAAGTTCAACGTCCCGAAATGGACCGGCCGCCGGTGGGCCTGGGTGGACCCGCTCAAGGACGTCGAGGCCAACCGCGCTGCGGTGGCGGCGGGGTTCAAGAGTCCAACTCAGGTCATCAACGAGATGGGCGGGGACCGGGAGGACGTCTACCAGGAGATCGCGCAGGACCAGGAATACGCGGCCTCATTGGGGCTCTCTTTCGACTATTCAACGGGAGGAAAGGCAAATGCCCAAAGCAATTCCGAAGAAGATGGGGCCGCCGCCGGGGGAGAGGCAGTTCCGGTCGGTGGCGGTGGAAACGGGAAAGAGAAAGCCGGAGGAACGAACGGTCGAGATCGCCTTCTCTTCTGAGGCCCCGGTTGTCCGCTGGTGGGGGATCGAGGTGCTCTCCCACGATCCCGGGGCGATGGACATGTCACGTATGGAGTCAGGCGGCCCGGTCCTTATGGACCACAACACCCGGGACTTGGTCGGGGTGGTCGAGGAGTGCCGGTGCGATGCGGACAAGATGGGCCGGGCGCTGGTGCGGTTTTCGAAGTCCGCCCGGGCGGAGGAAGTGTTCCAGGACGTTCTGGACGGCATCCGGAAGAACGTCTCCGTGGGATACGACGTCAACGATGCGAAGGAACTCGATCCCAAGGATATGCCCAGAGAGTTGGTCGAGCTTGCCGCCAGGGAGAAGCTCCCGGTCTACCGGGTCAGTTCCTGGACTCCGATGGAGATCAGCATGGTGGCGGTTCCCGCCGACCCGACTGTGGGTGTGGGACGCGCAGAGGAAGCGGCGGGCAGGGATGCGCCGCCTGCTCCCGTCGAAGCAGCGGTTCGAGCCGACCCCAATGTCGGGGCGGCACGCAAGGAAGAGTCCGCGGGGCCGCAGGCCCCCGCGCCCGAAAAAATACTGGCCAGTGCGGCCGAAGGAAGGGAGGTAAGGGTCATGCCCGAAGAGAAGAAGCAGACGCCGGAAGAGATCCTGGCCGCGGAGCGGTCCAGGGTGGAGGAGATCAACGCGCTCTCGTCCCGCCACAACATGGCGACCGAGGTCCGCGACAAGGCGATCAAGGAGGGGACGACCATCGAAGCGTACCGGGGGACCGTCCTCGAGCGGATCGGGACGGAGAAACCCCTCCTGCCGCCCCCGGGCGAGGTGGGGATGAGCAAGAAGGAGGACAAGGAGTACTCGATCGTGCGGGCGCTCCTGGCCTCGGCCACCGGAGACTGGAGCAAGGCCGGGTTTGAGCTCGAGGTCTCCCGGCAGATTTCCAAGAGGGTGGGGAAGGAGTCCAAGGGGTTCTTCCTGCCCACCGACTTGCAGGTCCGCGCCCCGCTCGCCACGACCACGACCGCCGCAGGAGGCGCGGCCGTGGCGACGACCATCTATCCGTTGATCGAGCTCCTGCGCAACCGGATGATGGTCCGCAACATGGGGGCCAGCGTCTTCTCGGGACTCTCGGGCAACGTGGCCTTCCCAAGGCAGACGGCAGCTGCGACCCTCTACTGGACGGGCGAGGTCCCCGGTTCGGATGTGACCGAGTCGGAGGCCACCTTCGACCAGGCAGTGCTCACGCCCAAGACCGCCCAGGCGACCACGGCCTACTCCCGCCAGCTGCTCGGCCAGGCCTCCATCGACATCGAGTCGTTCGTCCGTAACGACCTGGTCCGGATCAACGCGCTCGGCCTGGATCTGGCCGCGATCAACGGGAGCGGCTCGGCCAATCAGCCGAGGGGAATCCTGAACCAGACCGGGATCGGGTCGGTGGCAGGCGGTACCAACGGCCTGGCCCCCGGGTGGGCCCACATCGTGGGGCTGGAATCCGCCGTTGCGATCGCCAACGCGGACCTGGGGGAACTCGGGTACCTCACGAACACCTCGGTGCGCGGGAAGCTGAAGCAGGTTCAGAAGGCGACCTACCTCGACTTCATCTGGAAGGACGCTCCCGGGGGGAACGGGATCGGGGAGATGAACGGATACAAGGCCGGGGCCTCCAACCAGGTGCCCTCGGATCTGACCAAGGGAACCTCGGTTGGGGTGTGCTCCGCGATCCTCTTCGGCAACTGGACCGAGCTGCTCATCGGCGAGTGGGGGGTGCTGGAACTCATCACCGACCCGTACGCCCAGAAAAAGAAGGGGAACATCGAGGTGACCTCCTTCATCATGGCAGACATCAACGTTCGGCACGCCGTGTCCTTCGCCGCCATGGTGGACGCGCTGACCACGTAGTCGTCAACCTGACAATCAACCCTTTAACGCGGGGCGGGGAGCTTTCTTCTCCCGCCCCTTTTCTTTTTCCAAGGAGGAAAAGATGAAGGTGAAGATCCTCAAGCCCTGCGGGATCGGCGGGACCCACGTTTGCGCCGACGATGTCGTCGACGTCACGAAGGAGGACGCCAACACCCTGTTCGCCTACGGCTTGGCCGTCGAGCCCACGGACGAAGACCTGTCCGCGAGCAAGAAGGGAAGGAAAGGCGGGGAATAGGTGGGCATTGACCTGGACCTTGTCGCGTTCTTCGACACGGATGCGTTCGCCCAGACCGCCGTCTACACCCACCTTGGGTACCCGGCCACCCAGATCCCGGTGATCTTCGATTCCGAGTACTCGGTGGTTCAGGAGATCGGTGAGCCGGGCATGGGTGTTCCCACCCCGCAGGCTCTGTGCAAGACCGCTGACGTGGAAAACGCCTCCCGCGGCGACACGCTTGTCGTGAATGGTACGACCTACTACGTACAGGAGGTAAGGCCCGATGGCACGGGGATCACGACTCTCATCCTTTCGAGGGACCAATAGATGCCTGACAACCGGGACGCCATCGTGGACGCCGTCGTCGCGCGGATGCAGCAGATCACCGTTACTAACGGGTACTTGACCGACGCCGGGCAACGCGTCTTCCGCTGGCGGTCTGCGGACGTGGCCCCCACCGAATGCCCGGCGATCGATGTCCGCGACCCGGACCGGCGCCCTTTAGGGCTCTACAACAACGTCGTCCGGGACTGGGAGCTCGCCGTCGAGTGCAGCGCCTTCGCCTCCTCCGGGGCCGACACGGACGGGGCGCTAAACCGTATCGTCGAGGACATCCTTAAAAACGTTCTTGGCGGTGATAAGACCTGGGGCGGACTTGCCATCAAGACGACCTTCGACAACGACAAGAAAGGGCTCGACCAAAGAGACGTCAAGGTCGGCGTGGCGATTGTCCGGTTCATGATTCAGTACCGCAACCAGTAAAAAGAACAGGAGGGATAGGTAAATGACGACCCCGCAGATCGCTCCGAACGCGGCAAACCTTCTCCTCGGCCGCGGCTCCGTCTATTTCGACCGTTTCGCGGCCGGGACCTTGAACAGGCAAGGGGAAGTCCATCTTGGCAACGTCACGAAGCTCGAGATCAGCACAACCGACGAGGTGAAGGAAAAATACTCCTCGATGGTGTCGACCTCGGCTTTGCTCAAGGCCGTAAACACCAAGCGCACGGTCGAGGTCAAGCTCACCGCGGACGAGTTCTCCATGGCGAACATGGCGCTCGCCCTCATGGGATCGGAGGGCACGCTGACGCAGGCAGCCTCGACCGAAACCGACGAGACGGTCACAACTTCCGCAAAGCACGGCCGGTGGTATCCGCTGGCCAAGCGCAACGTCTCCAGCGTCGTCATCACGGGAAAGGTCGAGGGAACTGACTTTACGGTCGACGGGGAAACGGGGCGGATCTACATCATCCCCGGCGGATCGATCACGGAAGGGTCCTCCGTGACGGTAGCGAGCTACTCCTACGGGGCGATCGACTATAAGACGATCGTCGGGGGAAATGTAAACCAGATCGAGGGTTTCCTTCGTTTCATCGGTGACCCCGCGGCGGGCCCGGAATTCGAGCTCGAAGTCTGGCGCGTCCAGGCGCAGCCGGACGGTGCGTTCGGGTTGATCACCGAGGACTACGGGAACTTCTCTCTGACCTTGAAAGTCCTCGACGACTCCGCGAACCATGCGACGGAACCGTTCTACCGCCTCCTCGCGCGGACGTAAAGGGGGGTGCGCTTGGAGAAGGTCCGGATCGGCGGGCGGACGTTTGTCTCCGTCAAGAACTCGACAATTGAACATGATTTCTGGCTCATGGCCCATATCCGTGGTGCGGGGTTGGACCGGATAGCGATCGGGGAGGACGAGGCGCCGGATGACTTCGCGGTGCGGCTGTTGGGGGAAGTCATCGACTCCGGGCGGATCTTCCCAATTCTGGGCGGGCTCTTCCTCCCCGAGAAGACGTCCTCCCTTAATTGGACTCCGGAAGTTGCCGAGGAGACGGCGGCGTTCCTTAAGAAAATCTCCGATCCGGGCGACAAGGCGCAGATCCAACAGCAGGTCGTATCTCTCTTATTGAGTTTTTTTCAGAGCGGGCTTGCCTCTTTAAGGATTTCCCGGAAGTCTTCGGGGACGAGCCCGGCAGAAGCACCCGGTTCCGGGAGCGGGGATCGGTCGATTTCGGGGACTGGGGGTTGATGGTCCGCGAACTTGCGGGGTGGGACCCGGGGCAGGCAAAGGCGGTCATCCGGTGGCCGATCCGGGAGGCGCTTCTTGCCTACGTGACGCGATTAAAGGAAGAGGCGATAAAGGGTTTCCGGTTCGAGTCCCTCATGTGGGCAATCCTTGCCCCTTACGCCAAGAAAAAGAGCGACCCGCCGAAGTTGCCGGCGATCCTCAAAAGGTCAGTAGATGGCTAATCCCGACATAAAAATCCGGCTCTCCGCGGAAGGCGTGGCGGAGGTCGTCGCCGCCTTCCGGAAGGTCCAGGCGGAAGCGGACAAGACCGGAAAAGGGACGGCGGCAGGGGTTGGCCTTGGGAACAAGGCTCTCCTGGAAATGAAGGGGCTCCTAAAGGGGCTATTCCCCTTCCTGGGGATCACGGGTGCGGTCGTTGGACTCGCAACTCTGGCGAAAAACGCCTTCCGTTCGGCTGATGCGATGGAGAAGCTCTCCCAGAAGACCGGCCTTGCGGTTGAAACCCTCTCGATCCTTTCTTCCGCGGCGAGGAAGGTCGACGTCGACCCCGAGCGGCTCGAGCAGGGCCTTATCAAGTTCGCGAAGGCCCGGGATGAGCTCGTCGGCGGGAACAAGGACATGGAGGAGGCGTTCCGGCGGCTCGGGATTTCGAGGAAGGAGGCGCTTGAACTGGGACAGGACGAGATTGTGCTGCGTCTCGTCGACCGCTTGGGCAAGCTTGGCGACTCCTATCAGAAAACGGCGATCGCGCAGCAGATCTTCGGACGCGGCGGCGCGGAGCTTATCCCCGTGTTCAACCGGCTTGCCGTGGACGGGGTCGAGGAGACCAGACGGCGGCTCGAAGAGATGGGTCTTCTCATGAGCAAAGATTTTGCGGAGGCCGCGGAAGCAGCCGCCCAAGGCATGAAGAAACTGCAGTCCCAGGCACGAGGGGCCGCGACACAGTTCGTCGCCGGGTTTGTCCCTGGGGTCACCCAGGCGATCGACGCGATGAACGAAGCGGTTTCGGGCAAGGGAGTTAACGGTTTCAAGACCCTGGGCGAGACGGCGGCGTGGGTCTTGAAAGCCATCGTCGCGCTGGTCGTGATGGTCGGCAAGGCGGTGGGGGCGACGATTGCGATCTGGGAAGCGCGTCTTGCCACTCTCATCGCGATGGCCAAGGGCGGTATCCAAGGTGCGGCGCAGGGGTGGGAGATCGGCGGGGTGAAGGGCGCGATCTCCGGATTCTGGAAGGGGACGGAAGGAGCCTATCGCGAGGGGACAGACAGGATCGGCGTCATCAACGAGGAGTTCAAGAAAGACGTCGAGAAGGTCTACACCGACCTGTTCTTAAAGCCCCCCAAGATGCCGGCGAAGATCGGCATAGGCGAAGGCCCACCCGATCGCGAGGACAGGGAGGGGGCAAACAAGCTCCTTACCGCGCAGCAGGCGGCGGCAAACGCCAGGGAGGCATTCCTCAGGGCGCAAATCGAAAACGAAATCAAGCTGCTCCAGACGCGCAACCGCCTCGAGGAAAGAGAGAACCAAGTTGCCTTCGAGAACGGGCTCACCGGGTTACGGGACTATTTCGAGAAGCGGCGGGAGATCCTTTCAAACGAAGCGCAAAAAGAGATCGAGGCGCTTCGCAAGGAGAGGGAGCAGGTCGCTCAGGCCGCAGAGCGAGAGCGTGCGCTTGCGGGCAAGCAGAAGGGCAAAGACGCCGGGGTCATACAGGCGGAGCAGGAAAAGGTCACCTGGAAGGAAAAACAGGATCTCGCCGCGATCGATCTGCGCATCCGACAGAAGGAGTTGGAGCTACAGGAGAAAGGTCTTTCGCTTACCGAAGAGGAACGCAAGGCAATTACCAATCTCGGAATCGAGCGCCTGTCGCTCGACCAGCGGGTCCTCGAGGCGACGGGGAAAAAGATCGAGGCGCAGGAAAAAGCGCTCGATATAGAGAAGGCCCAGCTCGATCAGCAACTGCGGGCTGCCGGCATGCCTTCAGAAGAGCGGGAGAAAAAGATCGGGGAGTACGCGGCCGCGCGCGAGGCGGAGATCGAGTTTAACCGCGTCCGGCTGGAGATCCAGCAGGCGCTTTTTGACCTTGAGATGGAGCGCCAGAAGGTAAAGGACCAGATCGCCCGAGGGATCATCACGGAGGCGGAAGGGGAAGACCGGATCCTTGGGCTGGAGCGGGAGCGGCTGCCGATCCTCGAACAGATCGCGCAAAGGTACGAGCAGGCGGCGGCAAAGACGGGCGATCCCGAAAAAGTAGGAGAGGCAAGGCAAACGGGCGCGGACGTCCGGCAGATCGGGGTCCACGTCGACGAGACGGGCCGGCGCCTTGCGGCTTTAAAGAAAACCGCCTTTGATTCTCTGGTTAGCGGCCTGGGAAATTTTCTCTCGCAGGGCATCCAGGGGGCAAAGAACTTCGGCGAGGCGATCCGGAACATGGCCAAGAACTTCGTTGCGGCCATGCTGGACATGATCGCTCAGATGCTGGCGTTTGCGGCGATCAAGGCGCTCTTCAAGGGGATGGGATTTTCCCTACCGGCGGGAGATGCGGGAGGAGCGGCGTTTGCGACAGGTGGGCTCGTCCGCGGCCCTGGGACGGGGACAAGCGATTCGATCCCCGCATGGCTTTCCGATCGTGAGTTCGTCGTGCGCGCCGCGGCAGTTAAAGACCCCGGGGCGCTTTCGTTTCTCGAAGAGTTCAATCGGCGGGGGGTGCGTGCACTGTACGACTACACAGTCGTCTCCCGGTACGCCGACGGAGGACTTGTGGCGGGAGGCGCGTCGGCGAGTGTGCAAGGCTTGACGATCAACGTCCCGGTTTCGGTTTCCGATTCCAGTCTTGCGGCGTCTTTGCAGCGCAACATCGAGGAGACGGTTGTTCGCACCCTGCGTGAGCATTCGCGGCCGTGAAGCTTGGGGAGTACACCTTCGATTGGAACCCGGACAGTTTCACTCTTCCGCAGGCGGAGCGTTCTACCGGAAGGGTAAAGACCTACTCGTCGATCGCCTTTTTCTCCTGGGGGCTTTCTCTTTTGGGGAAGGAGATATCGATCGAGTGGGACTGGATGGGGGTCGATCAGTACGAGCGGCTCCGGGTGCTTTTTGAGGCGAACTCCCCCGTGGTGTGGGACCCGCAAGGGAAAGTTCGCCTCTTCCACGGGACGGTTGTAAATGGGCCATTTGTCCCGGGCAAGGTTGTAACTGGCGGGACGTCTGGCGCAACGGGGACGATCGGGGAAGTGGTCTCGGATGCGCCGTGGAATTTCCTGGTCCTTGCGAATGTTGCGGGCAGCTTCCAGGCGGGGGAGACGGTCGCCGACAACAGTTTCCCGGAAAAGAGCGCGACTCTAACGAGTGCCGAGGCGTTTGGCACATACAACGTGGAGATCCTTTCCCTCGATGGAAAGCTCTTCGAGGAGATCGGAACGAACATGCCCTATCGGAAGGACATCCGGATGCGTCTGCTGGTCCTGAGGGTCGTCTAATGGCCGTTGTCCTTGATCCGACCCTTGCGGCGGCGCAGGATTCGATTTCTCGACGGCCTCTGGTCGAAATCATCTCTTCGTCTCCTGTCGCCGATATCCCGTTCGACGGCCAGAAGCTGACGAGCGAGTCGGCCGCTGAAACAGCGCCCAACGCGATCACCCACAGTTCGGGGAGGCTTTGTGCGGTCTATGCGTTCGGTTCGGGTTATTCCGCACAGCTAAGATACGTCTTCACCGACACGGACCGGACTTCATTCTCGTTTGCTTCCGTTGCCGCCCCCTATCTTCTCGACGCCTCGCTTTGCGAGATGGTGGACGGAAACGTAGGGATTGTCTGCCTGACGAAGGACGCAAGCAACTATTACTTGAAGGCCCTCGTCCTTTCCCCGACTGGGTCCGTGGTGAGCGGCCTCTCTACGATCGCAACAATTGCCGTGTCGAACTGGGTTTCATCCCCGGCGGTGGTCAGGTTGTCGTCAGGGACGTACTTCCTCGCCTACGCCTACAAGACCGACTCCACCTATTCGATCCAGAAGAGGACCGCGGCGGATTTTTCCTCCTGGTCCGCGGCCTCGCCCTGCTCCGTCCCGGGGCTGTCGGACGCAAACCGGCGGGACAACGTTTCCCTGTGCGAGGCGTCAACGAACGAGCTCTTCATCTGGTTTGATTACCTCGAATCGATCTCCGGGGCGGCGGAGAGGACGAATTGTTACTACTCGATTTCCTCGGACGGTGGCGTTACGTGGTCGAACGCGATTGCGATCACCTCCTATCCCGATGTCACCGCCGGGGGCAGGCATCCTGTGGCCCTGAAGCGGAACACGGGCGATTTAACGATAGCCTTCCACGAGCGCCGCGGGGCTCTCACGATGGACGATACGGCCGCGGGGTGGAATTCCGGGGACGAGTGCTTCGCACTATCCTTTGAGGCCGCGAGTCGGAAACTGTATGTCATCAACGGCCATACTCCCTCCGGGACAAGGGTCCTGCAGAACGTGGTCCGGATCGACGTCGACACGTGGACCGTCGAGAAATGCTGGGACCAATACTCGGTACCGGCTTTTCCTGCGTATTTCTTTTCGGCGGCCCACGTGGCCTTCGGACGGACCCACACCGACGGAAACTTAATCGCCGTCGGGAACGCGCGGACCGCACCGTCGCAGTGGCACGTTTCTCTTCTGGACGGGTTGGCGGACACGATCCGGACCTTCTCCTTCCAGGACAACGCGACCTACGGCCTCACCAAGAACGTTAACGGCTTCCCCGACATGGGAGTCGGGTCCACGTATTTAAATCACGTTTGGGTCGACGCGACGGCAAAGCGGCTCTACCTGGTCTTTGTGAACAGCTATTTTTCCAACCGCGTCGTCGAGATCGGCTATATCGATTTGACCCAGCCCGGGCCTTCCTACTCCTATACGAGCCTTATTCACGAGGTAAACCAGCTCTCGGAGATCGAGGCGACCGGAATCCAGACCGGGGACTTCGCGGTCGTTCCGGAGGCAGATCTTATCCTTCTGTCGGGTTACAACTACGTCTCGAGCTGGACCGGGCACCTTCGCGCCTACATCCTCTCGACGGGCTCGCTTTACAAGTCATACAGCAACGCGGCCAATGCGGGGTTCCCGTACCGGGGGCTCTCCGCAATCCTCTGCCGGGACGGCAAGGTCTATGGGGCCTTCGGCTACGAACCACTTTACGGACAGGCGGACCGCAGGGGTCTGTGCGAGATCGACTTTTCCGATGATTCGGTCCGCTACATTCAACCCACCTGGGGGACGTTCGACAACTACGGGCTGGACGACATGGTCAAGACATCGGACGGGATGATCGTAGCGGCGGCCTACGGGCACGGGATCACGCTGTTTAACCCCGCCACAGGTGAGTGGATCCTCTACGACAACACCAACCTACCCGGGATGGACCCGGGCGGAGGGTATCGGTTCTACTGCGTGGCCTTCGACGAAGTGAAGGGGATGATCTATGTCGGTGAAGCGTACTCGGCTGGCGGGTGGACCGGAATCATCGCCATCTCCCGGTACGGCTTTTTGCGCCAGGCCCGGTATTTGACCGGCACCAAGGCCGCAGATTGGACGTTTGGGGCTCATTCCCCCCTTGTCCAGGGCCTGACCGACTACGAGGCGGTCCTTGCCGAAGACCCCGGCGACTATTCCTTGTACGCCTTCTGGACCCGCCAGGAGGGAACGGAGTATTCGATCGCCTGGGACAAGGACGCATCTGCACTTGATCTTGCGCCGTATCTGCTGGCGGGTCAGGACATCGCAATCCGAAGGTCGATCGACGGAAGGCCCGCGGAGCTCTCCTTCACCGTATCGGATGGCCCTTTGTTCGACCCGTTCAACACCAATTCCCTGCGCTCGATGTACTTAAAGAAATTCCGCAAGCTCAATGTGAGGTTCGGGGAGAACGTCTCCGGCACGAGCTACTGGGCCGATGCAGGCACGTTCATCGTAAAAGAGGCAAAGCTCTCCTACGAGCGGGGACGGTACCCCTCCATGGCGGTTAAGGCCGAGGACAAGCGGTGCCTCTGGGAAGCGCTTGATATCCCCGCGACCCCGTACTACACGACCACCCCCGAGGAGATCATCAAGTCGGTGCTGACGGTCTTTGACGACGAGGTGTTGGAGAACATCGTTCTTCCGACATTTGGCGGAAGCTACGTGGTCGACCACCAGTGGATGGACACCACGGTCAAGAAAGTTGTCGAGGACCTCTGTTACCGGTTCGGGTATTTCCCGTTTGTCGGCCAGGACGATACAGTTGGTGCGCGGAGGATCTCCGATTCCAACGCGATCGACCACGTGTACGCAGACCTGACCAAGATTCTTTCCTTTACCCCCGATGACTCGTACTCCGATTTCACCAACCGCGTCACGGTCGAGGGGGAGAGCCGTGAATCGGTCGAGGTGCTGCAAAAGGAAGAGCGGGTCGAGACGCTCTCCGGGACGGTGGGGTGGTGGGGCGGGAAGAAGGTCCTACGCGTCTACTACTCTCAAGATCAAAACCGCGCCTGTCGCAACGCAAGGATAGAGATTTCTCAGTCGGTCTCTTCCTTCAACTTCCGTATCGGGGGCGGAGGGGAATCTATCACGGCGTTTGACCCCAACGACAAGTGGGTCGAGATCACGATCGACGTCCCGAACCTGGTCCCCGTTCTCGTGGCCGCACTTACAGCCTTGCTGATCACAGCCCTTGCCTGCTACGGCGGACTCCCGTATGTGACGTATCCGTGTTTCATCGCCTATACCCTGGAGCTTAACGTTATCCTCTACATCATCTCCTCGATTGCCTCCTACCAGTACGCGCTCTTCGCACGTCCGGTAGGCAAGGAGAAGATGAAGATCCAGGCAACTGCTGACGATCTCGACGCGCAAGGCTCGCTTGGAAAGGTCGTCGCCAAGAGAATCGAGGAGCCGCTTGCGATCACGGTCGATCAATGCCGGGAGGTCGCCGGCCAGGAGCTTCTCGTTGCAAGGTTGCAGCGGCGCCGTGCGCGATTTACCAAGGTCGTCCATCTTCAGGACGAAGAAGGCGACACGATTCAAATTCCCCACCCGTTCACAAACGTAGCTCTCAAAGTGTTCATCACCGACATATCCCGGAAATTTAAATTCCCCGCGCCGGGCGAGGAGGACGGGTATTTCGTAGACGAGATCGAGGGGTGGGTTCTGCCGTGAGGCTGTACGGCAAGAGGTTTTTGAAAAACACCCTGCGCTCGGCAGCCTTCGCTAGGAACGATTTTAGGGACGCGATCGTTTGGGAGATCAACTCCTCGGAGCGGTACGCCAGGGTCAAGATCCAGGGGACGAATGAACTGATCGTCGCCTACTACCCCGACGCCTGGGCCTACTCCCCCGACTGGCTCTCCGAGGGGAGAGCCGTCAAGATCGCCCACACCTGCGGGACGACTGGGCGGATCGAGATCGTGGGCAAGGGATTTTACCTCCCCTCGCCGGTTTCCGGGGACGTTCTTCCTCCGGTCGCCGTGGGGGCGGATTGCATTCTGTCTGGGTGTGAACTGCGGGCGATCCCCAACGGGGCGCGGATGGCGGTCCAGGTGCTGACCGGGACGTACCGGATCTCCGGGACGCAGTACGCCCTGGGGGAGATCCCCATGTTGTACGGGGACGCCTACAAGATGGGAGACGGCGGCGCAATGGAGTCGGTCGCCGGGGTCGTGGCGATCAACGCGGCACCCTCGGCAGGCCTGTTTCGGTACGACCTTGCATGCGTGGGGACGGACGGGGTCATCGACTACGTCCCGGGAACGGCGGCAGCGATCCCCACAAAGCCTGCGCTTCCCGGATCTCACGTCCAGGTCGGGATGTACATCCTCGTCGCTGGCGGGGCAATGGAGATCACGGGGGCCGATGTCGGCAGGGAATACCAGGCACCTCACCCCGCAAGCGTCACCTTCGTGCCGACAGACCCCGACCTTGCCTGGAACGAGCTGTCGACAACCGTCACCGTCCAGGTCCTGGACCAGTACGGAAATCCGATCGGACAAGGCGGGAACGGCTGGTATATCACGCTCGAATTTGCCGCCGGGAATGGAACGATTTCCTCCGTGGAAGAAGGGTCCTCCACTTCAAAGATCGGGTTGCACACGGGGGTAAATCAGAGCCAGGGAGTCTTCACCTATACGCGGGATCAGCTGGCAACGGACGAGTCCCCGATCTTCGAGGCCGTCCTGGAAATAAACTTCGCGCTTTACGGTTACGGGAAGATCATCCTCCGCGATGCGGCAGGAGACCCGATGTGAGGAGAGGCGTTGTGGACATGGATCAAGAACAACTGCTCAGGGAGATCCGGGAAGAACTTAAACGCCAGACGGTGGTGCTCATGGAAGTGGCGGCGAGCCTGAGAAAACTTTCCGACCACTCCGCGAAAACCAAAGAAGAGATGGGCCGGCGGCTTGAAAGTGCCACCTCGCTCCTCAAAGGGACACCCTTCGAAGGGATGGCGCGGGATCTGATGACGGCGGTAAAGGGGTAGCTTAATGGGGACGAACTTCCATACCCCCTGGGACAACACGACGCTTTTCAAGCCCTCGTCGATGAATCCGGTCCTGTCGTCTTTGGACCAGGCGATCACCTACCAGAAGGTGATCCTCATCCACTGCGACGGGGCGATGGACTACGTCAAGGCTACCGGGGTCTTGTCCTGGAGCGGAGTTTTAAGGATTCATTTCATCCGGTCTGATGGGCAGGCGATCCAGAATACTGTGAACGCCGGAAGCATCACCCTGGCGGACAACGAGTTCGCCTACGTGGATCTGAACGAGACAAACAACACGGTCGTCACGGTTCAGAAAGCGGCGATCAGCACGGGGACGGCGGCCAACTTCAAAGCCTACAACCGGGTGATGCTGGCCTACAGGAACTCGGCCTCCGACGAACTCTATCCCGTGGAGCTCACGAGGGGTTGGACGGCTCCTTCGAGCGCCCTCCCCGAGCGCACCGCCACGATCTCGCTTGTTCCCGAATACCCTGGGGCAGTCCTTACGAAATCCGGGATGGACAACGATCCAGGCGGCGAAGGGATGACTTCCGACCTGGACGTAAGCGGAAACACCTTCCGGCCCTATTACGAGTGGTCCTCCGATGTTACCGGGGCGATCCAGAGCTACGACGTGTTCGTCCAATGGCGCGTTCCGCACGACTTTAAATCTTTCCAGGCCGGGACAAATCAGGCCCTTTTACTGGAGATCTGCACGGAAGAGAACACAACCACGAACAACAAGATCGACGTGACCATCCAGAAAGACGGCTCCGCAACCACCTCATTGCTTACCGCCCAGAAATCGGATACGGCGACAACGTGGAAGCAGGTAGGCTTCGACGAGACAGATGCAGTGCTCTCCGGCCTTGTCGCGGGGGATCTCTTAAACGTCCGGATTCGGCTTTACTCGTTCAACTCCAAATGGGCGCGGGTCGGTAAATTCAACTTCGCAATCGTGCTCCAGTAGGGAGGATCGATGGCGCGGATCTTCATCGACGGGTTCGAGAGCGGCAGCGCCGACTTGTGGGACACGGTAGGATCGAGCATGTCGGTTGGCGCTGCCCCTGCCGGAATGACCGGGAGCTATGCGATCCAGTCGACAGGAGGAAATTCCAATTCCCATGTCATAAAGAATGTGACAGCTGCCGCGGAATATTACCTGTCTTTCCTTTTCAGAATCACTCTGAGTTACGGGACATATTCGCTGTGTCAGTTTCGCTACAACACCAACATATTGGTGGATATCAGGAGAAACGTTTCGACGGGCGTCATCGAGGTGTATCGCGGGACGACCCTTATCGCTTCCGGATCGGCCCTGTCACTCAATGCGGTCTACCACATCCAGGTAAGGGCGAACATCCACGATACGACCGGCATCGTTCAGGTAAAAATAAACGACCTCTTGGATGTGGACTTCTCCGGCGACACCAAGCCTGGGACCGATACTCAAATCAATTCCATTGTGCTCGGTCAGACCTCCGCTGGCAACAACACGCAGCAGTTCGATGATGTTGTTATTGACGGTTCTATCTGGCCGGGGCGGACGTACATCCAGGCGATCCGTCCGACCGGAGCGGGGAATTCCACCCAGTGGACTCCCTCCGCAGGATCAAATTGGGATTGCGTGGACGAGATCCCCGCATCGGACGTCGACAACGTGGTGACCAACGCAAACGACCAGGTGGATCTCTACGCGGCGGGAAATCTTGTCGGGACGATCGATTCCGTTGTCTGCGTCCAGATCCAGACGCGGGCGGTGAAGGAGGGAGCTGCCACCCCGCAGAACCTCGCTCTCGGGGTACGGACGGGAGCGACGGACTATTTCTCCTCCGATAAGATCATTCCTACGACGGCAAGGAGCGTCTCCCATATCTGGGCGCAGAATCCGAACACGGCCGCTGCCTGGACAAAAATAGAGGTCGATGAAGCAGAGATCGGCATCAAGTCGAGAGCGTAACCGATGGCGGATCAGGCGAAGATCACCCAATCGATCGCCCAAGTAGAAACACTCCCGACTCCGCAGCTAAAGGCACTGCAGGTCGCGGCGCAGGCCGAAACACTCCCAACGCCCAGGTTGAAAGCCTCACAGTTGATTGCCCAGGTGGAAGTGGTCCTTGGAATCGCTGCAGGGCCGACCCAGGAGAAACTCCTGCGTCACGGCACCTGGTTCAATACCGCCGGGAAACGGAGGTTCTGGTGGGCGAGGTAATGTTGGGAACGTAACGAAAAAATCGGAACGATGAAGTAGTGAAGGACCCGCTTGCGAGCGGGTTTTTTTTTGGAGGTGCGCCGATGAATCCGCAGTACGTGGTCATTCACCACTCGCTTACGAAGGACGGGCAGGTTGTCGACTGGGATGCGATCCGGAAGTACCACCGCGAGGTCAACGGCTGGTCCGACATCGGCTACCACTACGGGATCGAGCGGGTGGGGAACGGCCTCCTCCTTCAGGTGGGCCGGCCCGAGTCGCAGACCGGGGCCCACACGAAAGAGATGCACATGAACGGCAAGTCGCTGGGGATATGCGTCGTGGGGAACTTCGACCTGGCCCCGCCGGGCCTGGAGGTACTGCGGTTTCTCTCCGAAATCGTCCGGCGGAAGGTCTCGGAGCATGGGATTCCGGTGAACGCAGTCCTGGGCCACCGGGAGGTCGGCGCGATGGCGGGGTTCGATTGGAAGAAGGGCCATTACAAGAGCTGCCCGGGGAAATATTTTCCGATGGACACGCTTCGGGCAATGCTCTCCGGCGAGCTCAAGTTCACATGAAGCTGGGTCTTTGCTGGCCCGGGTTCGGCGGGTGGTTTCCGCCGTTAGGGCCAGAAGAGGTGTGTGCACTCTGCAAACAACGATACGGGAGGTGCTTCTATGGCGAGCGTTCTGTCACTGGTAATACCGGCGCTTATTCCGGCGCTGGCGGACGGACTGAGAGGGGTGTTCGGCAGGCTCACGGGCGGAGCAGGGGCGAAGCCACAAAACGTGGAGGAACAGATAAAGCTGATGGCCGCGGAGAACGAGCGACTCAAGGCCATCGCGGAGCTGGATAGGCCGGCGGAGAACATCTCGCCGTGGGTGGCGGACCTCCGGGCTTCGTTCCGCTATATAGCGGGCGGACTAATCATCCTTGGAGCGGTCTCTACACTTTATGCGCCTGTGGCGCAGGACGTTCAGGAAGCGGTGTGGAATCTTGCCGGGAGCGTGTTCGCGTTTCTGTTCGGTGACCGGATGTATCTGAAGTTCAAGCGGTAAGGGAGGAGCCGATGGAGCAGTCGATCTCGGCGATGGTGACCGGCGCGATCATCGCGGGAGGTGTAGCGGGACTCGTGTCCGTGGGCGGCGCGATCGCCACCGTCTCCTTTCTTCGCCAGTCGTTCACGGAGTTCAAGGCGGAAACGGCGTCCGCGTTCCGTGAGCTGTGGAAGAAGGAAGGAGAGCAGGACGCTCGCCTGAACACGGTGGAGCGGAAGCACGAAGGGCTGGAGCGGGAGCACAACGTGCTTACGCGGGAGCACCGCGTCCACCATGGAGGGGAAACGAGTTGA